CTTGAGCGTGAGACAAAGCAAGCGACCAAAGTTTATTTAACAACCTTTGCATTGGTCTTGCTCTTGAAATATCAGACTTTGGATAAGGTGTTCCTGTCCAAACATTTGGCAAGGGAACAATCGGATATATGTATGTATTTAAAATAGTTTCATATAATATAACCTCACCAATAGAAGCACAAACTTTTACTCTTGTTTGGAACACCTGTTGAACATCTACTAAGCCAGCTTCTAATATATCAACATTGTCTACGCTAAACTTATTAAATTCATCTTCTGATAAAACCATTTCATCGTTTGTTTGCTGACTTACTACAATATAAAATGGAACTTTTACTTTGTAAAATCTTTCTAATATTCTATAATCTTTTGTCTGTACATAATCTTTGTCTTTAACTTCGGCTGGAGTAAAAACTTTATTTGAATTTTTATTTTGAGAAGCTGGATAATCTCTGTCATAGTTATCAGAGTGTTCAGAAATACTATGAATTAAGCCTTCAATAATTTCTCCTGTTTCTGGGTCTTGCTGGTCTCCTAGCTCTGGATAAAGATTTAAGACTTGTTCACCTGTTAAAACAGTAGATAGAATAATACCATCTGCATCATCTGCCCATCTATTTCTTGATGAAGGCGATATATAAACTCTAAAAGGGTCAACATAAGTAAACTTAATGTCTCCCTTACCAAAATCAGACTCTCTATCAGTATACGCATAAAGATACCCTAACCCTGTTGTAGCATAATCATGTATTGCTTGTTTCATTTGTGAATCACCATCAGATATTTGCCATATATATCCAACGATTGTTCTCCATACAGATGCTACTTTGACATCTGAATCTTCTCTAGGTGTAATTGTAAACGCTGGTGGTCTCGATGTTAAAACTGCCTTAAACTTTTCAACAGCAGCAGAGACCCTATCCATAGGCACATCTGCTTGATTACGAGATTGCAACTCATCTGATTCATCTGTTGTAAAGTGATTGCCTAAATAAAAATCAATATCTTTACGAGCTTCTTCATCCCAATCTGCTCTAGCATCACTCCATTCCCTATATAGCTGTTCATTATAATCAGCTCTAGGGTCTTTTTGCATTTTTTCTGGCATTATCTATTCATCATCTGTAATAGCTGTAACGGATATTGTTCATTTGACATTTCTATTCTTTCTGGCTGTACCTGTTCTCCAGATTGTCTTGCAAGCATCAAAGCCATTTGTATCATCTCTGGAGTGATTTGAACATTTGAACTATCTCTTGGCATAAATCCTCCAGCACCAAACATAGGATTGCCAGCATACATAGAAGGATTTGCCATTCTTTCGTCAATCATTAGTGGGTCATCATCAACATTACCACCTTCTTGATAGTTGTTTACATATCCACCATCTTTCATATAACCCATACGATTTCTAACCATTTCTGGTAATTTAGATAAACCCGGATTATTGCTAGGTATTTCTTTTAAATCTTTTTTCATTCCTCCGTGTTCATAGCCAAGCATCGCAGTAGGACTACCACCTTTTGGTCTTTTCATAGACATCCCTCTAGCAGTTACATAACCACCTCTAGCAAAATTTTTCATATTCTCTAATTGAGAAGCTGCGATTAAACTATCAATACTTTCGTGAGCTTTTGGCTTTTGATTAAGAGCCATCATAAAACCCATTCCATATTTGTTTACAGTTTTTGGTGGCATAATAGCCTCATCAGCACCGACCATTATTGGCATTACTTTACCGCCACCCTTATAGCCTTGCATTGGTTTTACTTTACCACCACCCATATATTTTTTCATTTCATTTTTGTACATAGCGTCTATTATCTCTTTATTTGCGATTGCTGAATCTCTGTTAATAACAAAGGAACCATTCGGAACTCCTTTCAAAACTATTGTATCCGATGATGCCATTAATCTTTTATTTCTATATGAACTAAATCATCAAAGCCATTATCCTTTACATCTCCATCACTATCCCAATCTCCACCCCATCGAACTGGAACATTAAGCTGTTTAGCGATACCTCTTATCATCCCACCCATGTAATGAAACCCATCTCTATTTTTCCAATCTATTGGATAAGGTGCTAGGTCTACAGCTTTACCTTCCATATGCTTTGAATACTTTACTTTACTTAAACCTTGCTTTAAAAGCTCTTCCTGTCTTTCACTCGACCTTACACCCTCAATAATTGTAACATCCATAATCTTAATTAACTCATTAAGGACGCTTACTAATCTAGCATCTACACCCTTTAAGCGTTCTTTAGACTTTTTTCCGAATCTAAACATTGTATTAATTATACATAATATTATATCATCTTAACAATACTAAATTAAAATTTTGCTCCGGTCATCCAATTATAGGTCTTTTTAAACTTTCTATAGACTTGACTTTCTTTTGTATCTACCATCTTATCTTTTTTAGTTTTTTGAGACTTAGGTGGTTTGGCAAAGTAGTCTGCATAATATAAACCGTCTAACAAGTCATCGTGTTTTGGCTTAGGATGTTCAAAAAATTCATCTACGATTTCTGTCATGTGCCTGTATATGTACAGTTTTTTAGAATTAACAATTTGACCAAGTGCTGTTTCAAGTCTATCTTCTTTTTTTATTCTAGCTGGTGGTTTTACGCCTTTAAATATTCCGGGCATTAATCTTTTTTCTTTTACAGACATTCGAGTTACCATATCCCTTACCATTTCTTGTGCCGCAACTGTTTCGATTGTCACTCTTCTTACTGGCGAGTATTTCTTTGCATACTTAATAATTTTTGATGGAATATCAAATGCCGGGATTCTTTCCCTAAAGTAATCTAAAATATATCTGTTTTTGTTTGCATCAATCCCCATAACTAAAATAACTTGATAGTCAGAAGTTTCACTTGCGGTAGCAGCCAAATCAACTCCAATATACACATTGACGGGAATTGCATCTTCACCTTCTATGATGTAAGGCATATTGCCTTGAGTTTTAAAAACACCATTGTAATATTGTATTCTATCTATTTTAAATGCAGCATTACTTACGTCACGTGCATCATTCATATACTCCTGTGCAAACTTATTGACTAAGCCAGCCTCAATAAACTCTCTTTTCTTGGATTCTAATTTTTTAGTAGAAAACTGAGATTCCCACAAGGGTTTGCCATTTTCAATCGCTCTGTAAAAGTTGACATCCCAAGGATAGGGTCTTTTTTCTTCTACTGCTTTTCTGTAACCATCATACGTCATTTGTAAATAAGAGTCAAAATGTACGATTGTACCAGATAACCATATCCAACCTTCATTACCCGGAGTTTCTTCTAGTGCTGGGTATACTGTGGATACAATCCATTTTTTTATATCAGCTCTACGTTCTGGTGTTTTTGTATTCAACTCAGACTCAAAGTCATCAAGGACAATACCTGTATAACGAACATCTACTTCTGCACGACCCCTAAGTCTTTGAGATGTTCCTTTTGAGATAACCCTATCCCCTTTTGTTGTGACAATATCCTTTTCTGTCCATCGCTTACCAACTGTTCCTCCATCCATATTACCAAAATAATATTTTATCATCTTATTGTTTTCAAAATGAGACCTTAAATATTTTAAATGGTCAATAGATTGACTTTGTTCTTCTGATACCCAAGCAATAAAATGTTGACTATCATCTTTTGCAAAACAAAGCTTGTGCATAATCGCTGCTTTAGCGATAACAGACTTCCCATGACCTCTGGGTATGATATTGCATATACGAGCACCGGGTTTAGTATCAATCATTTTTTTAGCCATTTCGTAATGAAAGGGTGCTGATTGTGATTTGTTTAAAAAATCTTTAGGCAAAAACGCTCTGCCAAAATAAATTAAATCATTAAATGAGTTTTGAAGCACGAGGTCTTTACGCTTCATTTCACTTGGACTAGGGTTTATATTAAAATCACTCAAGCTTCACCTGTAACTTGACTAAATATATCGAAATCCCCTATTATTAAAATTCTATCTTTTAAATCAAATTCGCTATTACATATCTTACAAACCCAACCTTGAAGATTATCGTCTGAATTTAAAACTGGTATTTTGTTCATTATGTCAAAAGCAATAAGCTCACAATCACAAGCCGGACAATGAGACGCTCCGTATATTAATTGTTCTACTTCTTCAATTTTAGCAACTCGTATTGGAATCAATATGCTAGTTTTCCTCTCCACTTGGAAGAACTCCTGTCTTAAACGCATTTAACTTTTCTTTACTGAAACCAGTAAACTCTTGTATCAATGCAACAGACTCGGATTTTTTATCTGTATTTAACAAACCAGATATTTTCATAAGCGTTTCTATTGCCCTCAACTTATCAGAATCTTTAGCATCTATCTTCTCTATCACTTGTTTTGTTTGTTCTAACAAATATGTTTTTGTTATTCCACTATCACTTAGTAATACTTCTATTTCTTTATCAATCAACTTCTTTACCTTTTCACTTTTTAATAATACTTGTATTCTTTGTTTTGCATAAAGCTCACTTGTACATTTTGGATATGCTTTCTTGTATGCTTCTAATGGTTCGATACCAGAAGCGATATATTTTGCAAATATTCTTTTTTGAGTTGACAAAGAACCATCGAGCGTTTTTTGATACCATGATACTTTACCAAATCTCCATATATCTTTTACTGGCTCTCCACCAAAAAATTTTGTTTTATTGCAATTAACCATTCCCAATAAGGTTCTAATATACTGGCTTCCGTCTCTATTAAGCTTATCAATATAACCACGCTTAATAACCATAGTAACTTTACCATCATCCGATTTAACCCAATCACCTTTTTGTGCAGTTCTCCAATCTTCGTGTAGTTTTTTCTTTGGATTGTGCTTATAAAATTCTTTTTCGTTTTTGTATAGGACATATTGCTCTCCCTTTATGGTTCGCTTATACATAAACCACTAACACCGAATCTTACCAACCCCCGGCACATCATCACCAAACCTCTGTTCGTACAATAAATCACCATCGGTCAATATCTCAAATTCTTCTAGGCACCGCCCCCTTGACACCAACTCCATTATTTTCGCTACGCAATCCTTATCTGGATTTAATATGTCAGACAACCTTATCTCTTCTGATAACCTTTTTATTTCATTTAGGTGAGTAAAGGTATCATCGTTCTTATATGTTTTGCTCATAGATTAATTTAGCCTAAAAGCTTTTAAATGTAAAATGATTTATAATAAAACTCTATTTTAGAGATTAGAGATTTTAAAACTCTACAATTAGAGAAATGACGTAGTAATATAGTATTTACTATATTATATAATATAGTACCCGGTAAGTTATAATATAGTAGTATAGTATTAACTATATTATATATAACTAAGTTATATAAAATAGTATACAGGTAAAATCAATACAACAGAAAAATTCAAAAAATTTAAAAAAAATATTTTAGTATGTGTGTCTTTCTTTTATTTTGTAGTGGTACTCCCCTCTTTCGGTTTTGGGTTGTAAAAGTTGAATTGAAAAAATCGTTTTAGTCTAGGTAGGTTAAAAAAGCTGTATCAAGTAAGTACAATATAATTAAGTAGATAGGTAAGTATTTGGATATGTCAAAAAATAGTATTAAACTTAATCAAGTTTTTTGAAAATTTGTTATTTGATATCACGTGAACTAATCCATTTAATGCGTGTAATAATGGAGGGTATCAGACCGGTTTATGCAGTACATAAATTGGAGTTCTAAACATTAATCAATAATAAAAAAGAGGTATAGTAGTATGAATATGTTTAAACAAATCAAAGAGTCAATTTCAAATAAATCAATTCATGATTTTATGAAATTTGCTGAGCCAAAAGATGTATGTATCATCTGTAAAAAAGAATATCCTCCAAGTTCATTTAATAGAGGATGTTCCAATAAAATATGTCATCAATGTTTTGATGACTTGGCTAAATGTGTTAGTTGTGGTAAACGTTCGGTTAATCTCAACAAGCATGGTATTTGTAAACGATGTTTACATGACACTGCTTATGTCAATAGCTATGGACATAAACCTAAACCAATGTTTCACCGGGTTTATAAAGATGATGTTATCTGTACTGATATACAAGGGAAATACTTGCATTTTGGAGTAGAACTGGAGACAGATGCTCATGGATATATAAAAGGTAATTCCTTAGCTTCATTCGTTCGTTTAATCTCTAAAGGGTTAAGCGGTAGGGAATGTTTGTTATATGTCAAAGAGGATTCGACTTGCTATTATGAATTTGTGAGTCATCCTTTTTCATGGAAGTATTTAAACACATTTGGGAAAGATATTTTCCAAACATTGTTTAAAGCTTTGAGACAGGATAATTATTCTGGACATAATGGACAAGATTGCGGCATGCACATTCATGTATCTAAAAAAGCGGTTAAACGTACATCATTAATGAAAATATTATCCTTAATGTATAATCCGGATAATTACCAATTCATTTTAGATGTTTCTCAACGAACAGATTCAAGGTTGAACGAATGGGCAACCCCGCAATTATCTAGACATTTTCTCTATGATATTCCTAATCCATATAGCTATTTAGCAAAGTTATCTTTTGATAATGAGACTAGCGAAATAGACAGTTATATGGGACGTTCGGTTGCTGTTAATCTGCTACCCATGAATACGATAGAGTTCAGATTATTTAGAGGAACACTTAATTACAATTCTTTTATTAAGAATTTAGAATTTGTAAAAAGTGTTATTGATTGGTCTAATGTCGTTTCATGGAATACAGCTAAATATAATAGCTTAACATCATATCTTAAATTCTTAAAAGAAAATCAAAATAATTATACAGAATTATGCTTTTTTCTTAAAAGACGTGGTTATGGTAATTTTAAAAATGCTAGTGATAAAATGACTAGAAAGCATTTGACAAACTTATCAAGCCTTAGATATGATTCGGACACAAGGGAGGTAATTTAAATGTGTATAATCGCAACTAAACCAAAAGGTATCTTTATTTCAAAAGAGACCGCAAAAAACTGCTTTGATAATAACCCGGATGGAGCCGGCTTTATGTTTTCAAATGATGATAGGTTATTTATCCGAAAAGGGTTTTTTGATTTTAACCGCTTTTGGGCATCATATACTCAAGCCATGATTAAATATGATAATCCAACGTCAATTCTTCATTTTAGAATTACAACACATGGATTAACAGATAAATTAAATTGTCATCCTTTTAGGGTCAATGATAATCTTGGCTTTGCTCATAATGGTGTTATTCACTTTGTAGATACACATAAGAAACGCTCAGATACATCAATGTTTAATAAAACGATATTGAGACGTCTACCACCTTATTTTTATAAGAATGATTCAATTTTACAATTAATTGCCGAGTCAATCGGGACTAATTCTAAATTATCATTTTTAGACAATAAGGGTGATTATGTTATCGTTAACGAGTCCGCTGGTAATTGGAAAGAGGATGTATGGTATAGTAACGATACATACGAATCTTGCTCTATTGGATTCGGTGGCTATGGTGGTTATGGTGGATATGGATATACTTATTTTCCTGTCAATAAAAAGAAAAAGAAAAATAAGAAAATTCATTCCGGCGTTGTTCGATTTGAATGTCAAAGTTGTAATAAAAAATTGACAACCATATACGAACAAAATAATGGACTATGTGGAACCTGTGATTATGAATATACATTATAAATGATGTAGAAAATTAGGGAGTCTTTAATTAGGCTCCCTTTTTTTTTGCCCTAAATTAACTATACATAACACATAAAAAGATATTATGTATATATAGCACTCAACTATACATAACATCAAAAAAGGTATTATGTATATATAAAAAACACTTAATAATATAGCAAAATACGCACGTACTCCGAGGAGAAGCGCATTTTCTGGTAAAAACTAACTGTATTAGCGGCATTCAATTTCTGCAGCAGCACGCAAAGCAGCAAAAACTAGCAGCTAAACCAATCGGGTTATAAATATAACTATCAATATGCACGTAGGTAAACGTAAGTAGATACTATGCACGTAAGTAAGTAGGTAAGTACAGAGTATGCACGCAAGTAATATGCACGTAAGTAGGTACTTTATTGTAAAATAGTATGCACGTAGGTAGGTAACTAAAAAAAGATAAATTATTTTGGAACTTTTTAAAATCTCGTGCGTTATATATACTATATTACTACTATACTATATAATAATTTAATTACTACTATATTACTACGTAATTACTATCCCCACTAAAGCACCCACCTAAAAAAAACATTTGCATCTTTCAAATATTATTTTTAAGCTTGTGTAGGTACTATTGTAAAACGCAATAG